AGACCGTGGTTGTTCCGCTCAACGATCACATACGCATTGTTGTACCGCTGACCTAACTGCGAGATCAGGTTTCCCCACTCCCATGGGTCCACATGACCGTGCCAGCAAGCGACCTGCCTGCCATAGGAATCCAATACCTGAGCAACGCTGTAGTCCCCGTATGACAGACCCTCAGCCACGTCCACGCCGATTACATAGGCATCCTCTGAAACAGGCGGGAACCACTCTTTGTATGGACCGCTAGAGTGAGCTTGCAGCGCACCATTGCGATAATCCCCACGAAAGTCCGGGGTGTAGCACTCCTCTTCCGCTGCACGAAGACACTTGTCCTCCACAAAGCAGCGCCCAGAAGTCAGGAAGGACTCTAACGGCGTGGAAGGGTACTCCTGCCGAAACAAGTCGGTGCTACCCAGCTCGTCTAATTTTGCGCGGCGGAAACACAACTGCTCATCACTGAGACCATACTGCTGCGCCAGCTTGTACTCCTCCGGTGTCGCCTCGAAGTACGGACTAGGCTTACGGATGTACTCCGGCATCCAGAACCACGGGATAAAGCAGACTTGCCACTCGGTCTCTCCACGCAGACTTTTCATCGTCTGATCGTAGAACCAACCGCCAGCACCATTCGCTGTGGTCTCTAGTATCACCTCGCTATCCTTGCCACCGACTGTTTGAAGTAGACCGGCAACAATGTCATTACCCTGGGGATAGAAAGCTACCTCAGAGCCATGCACAAAGCGGTTTGTTTGCCCTCGTCCGGTCTGTGTAGATCGGGCTGTACCTACTCGGTAACGGCTGTTGATCTCGTCAAATACGAGCGTTGTGGCAGTCTGAGTGGATAACGGAGGCTTGAAAGCAGGATGAGGAATGTTGTCGTAGAAATAGCGCACCATGTTAAAGATAGAATTCGTTGATTCGGCTAGGTGGCTTAGAACGAAAGCGTTGGCGTTGCGATTCTGGGTGATCTTCCAGAAGTATCTACCCTCTACATAAGTCGAGATGCCGACCTGTCTGGCTTTAAGGACAAGGGCGCGGATATTGCCCTGCCTCTGCATCTGCTCTTCAAGACGGTTATGTAGCCACATCTGTCCTTGATTCAGGACAAACGGCTTAGCCACACCTTCCTTGGTGACAATCTTGAGTACATTTTTGGCGTATAGCGGGAAGTTGCCTTTAAGTTTTTTTGCGGCTTCTTCGATCTTGGTCATAATTTGCTATCGCTTGGCACCACCAAACAAACATGTCCAGCGGCATTATGTTCTTCATCATGTTGGCTCTGTTACAGACCAACACCACATTATCTTTATCATAGCCAAGATTTGAATCCACTCGGTCTATGCTCAGGTCGTAGTCACCTTTATCACTGGTGCGAGAAAGCGGGAATCCCGTTATCGCGCATCGATAATTCTGCCGCTCAAGGATCTCTAAGATGTAGTCCTTGTCTATCTCAAAACTTAACCCGTGCTTCTTTGCTCTTGCTTTGGCGATCCGTATGCGACTACTGACGTAGCTCTCATAGTTATCCCGCCACCTGTCCTTGTCTCGGAGGTGCTTGCACTGGTTGCAAATAAGGCGGTTTGATCGGGCTACTCCAGTGCCGCATATGCGGCATTTTCTACCTTTAGCACCCATTCCCCTCCCTCGGTGACTTCCTCGAACAAATTCACCGCCTTGCGGCTATTAGCCACAGCGATAGTGTCCCCCATCAAATCGGTGCCAAGCGCAATACAACCTTGGAGCTGGTATGCAAAGTTAGCTGCGTGAATAAGAATATGAGTGCGTCCCGGTACATCTTCGAGCTGCCAAGTAGGTCCAAACTTTGGAGACTCGCGCCACTTCAGTTCATACTCACCCACAGGAATACAGGATATGTTGGGCTTGTTGTCCAGCCACGGACGCTCTACCGACCAGAACTCTATGTCAGAGAACTTGATGATCCCCAGAGTTGCGTCAGGATGATATGCCCAGCGTTGCAGAACGATCTCACCCACGCTTTGACTCCTTCTTCGCGAAGATACGGTCATAGTTTTCACTAAACTTCTTACGATCCACTGGGCGACGGAGGTCACCCTTGCCATACAAAGTCTCGCGGTGATCGCAGCTCTTCTTCTTCACTTCTTAGCCTTCTTCTTCGGGGCAGGTTTCTTCTTCATCATTGGCTTCTTAGGCTTCTTTCCGTAGTTCATCGCTTTCTCCTTCGCGCTTTTACTTAGATCTTTCAGGTGGAAAACAGGCTTGCTCGAAGACGTATGTTTTGAGCCTGAGTGCAACGACCCATCAGGCATCTTGTGAGTGCCTCCTGTATAGGGCGTCCCGTCCTTAAAAAAATGAGGCATTCCTTTAGCCATTGTAACCTACTGTTTTTATTACCATTTTGTCTTGTGAGACCAGTACCGAGCTGACAGGATGTCTGGCTTGGAATCCTGGGCATTGTGTCTGGCGTAGTAGCTCTTCTTCCGAGCCTTATCCTTCGCGGTCTTGGGATTCTTCCCAGCGCCCTTCACCCCTTGCTGCCCGAATCTGATCGTCTTTGTTTCGCCTTTGGCATTCCGGGCAACTACAACGTGCGATTTCGTAGGATGACTTGGGGTACGCTTTGGTTTGTTGTAGCCGCTCACCCCGGCGTTCTTTAGCTTCGAGTCCGACTTCTTCTCTGACATCGCTCATTTCGTCCGCTTATGGTTGTAGTCGATCCGCTTGCTGGAGGTCTTCTTCTTCTTGAACTTAGCCTTCTCTTTGGCGCTCATCTCAGAAGCAGTTTTTGGAGTTTTCGCGGAAACCCTCTTGCTCGGTCTACAAGCGGGATAGGCTCGCTTCTCGCCCTTCTTGCGACCACAGGACTTGCCGGTCTTGATATCGACCCACTCCTCTTCGAACCAGCGATCTAAGCTACTTCCCTTTTTTGCCACTGCTCTTCACCGTCTTGTATTTGCCGCCTCGCCGCTTGTATTCCTGCACTAGCCAGCCATTCGCATATGCACTGGGGTAGACCTTGAATTTCTTTTTCGCCGCAGCCTTCACACGGGCGTACAGCGCCTTGTCGGTGGGCACATTAGCCACTAGTGGTTATCAGCCTCTTTGACGAAAACGCCGTCCACCATGCGACCCTTGCGGTCCTTGATGTCGTTGTAGGCTGTGCCCAAACACTGGTTTAGATTCAGGTTGTTGCGAGCCGCGATATTGATCAGGACAACCATGATGTCGCCGATATCATCCGCAACACTACGATCCTTGCAGATGCTCTCTGACAGCTCACCGCACTCTTGGATCAGCTTGGCAAACTGGTCCTTGTCAGATGATCCGTCGATCAGGTTCCGGGCTTGATGCCACTCCGTAACCAGCTCCTCGAGGTAATCCACCGTGTGGTCATATGGCATCGGGGTTGCTTCGTACTCGGTCCTACCGTTGTGCAGATCCCAGTTAAAGAAATCTTTTTCTACCGCTTCCGTTCTCATCGCTTACTCCTGAATTTAGTTCTTCGATCTACACACTTCTTACAGCGCCGTATGGTGCCTTGTAGCGTGAGAGACTCAGTCGGGAACTGACCTTTACAGTTCATGCAAGAATTCGTGTCTGAGGGCACTCCAGAGGGCAGATGGGTTATCTGACCTCCATTTGCTAAGAATTCTGCTAACGCCTTGTTCATCCGCCGAGTATAACCTATTGATTGCAAAATGAATCTATTGGGCTATTTATAGCAGACTTTTACACCAATACGTTAACTTTCTGACCTACCTGTGTAGTAACGATATCCACAGAGCCATTCTTAGCCTCGTAGAGCGTCGTCTCTTGTACCTGCACTACTACCCTCTCTACCTCGCCAGAAGCTCCTGTGCGGAGATTCTCGACCTTCTGGAAGGCTATCTGGGTCCACGTCACTGGACTGACGGTTAGATCACTCATTTGCGCCTCCTTCTCCTCGATAAACGCTCAACTTTCAGATAACACGGGGCGCAGTAATGCAGCTCGTCATCTTTTACCCACGCCGTCTTCCGGCAACTAGCACACTCAACTGGTCTCTTTTCTTGGTCCATATCTCACCAATCAGGGAAAGTCGTATTTTTTTTACCGACTTTTCCCATTTCCGGGTAAACAAAAAATGGGGTAGGGCAACAGGGATCGCCTGCTCCGAGCATCCGGTTGAGACCTCCTATTACTAAAAGGTCATGCCCCAAAACTGTGTAATTTTTTCAGGTACTCTCAGATCGACCGCCCCCCTATGAAGGGAACGGCAATATCTCCGCCGTCTCAGGGCGCTTGAAAAATAATTTGACGACAAACATCAAGTCCTCCGTCATGTAGTAGCTCTCCTCGCCCAACACAATGCAGTCAAGGTATGGGGCTATCGCCTCGTCAAACGTACCTACAGGCATATCTAGGAACTCTGAGGCTGTCTCTGAGCGCATTATGTATTTGTGCATTCGGGTACTCTCATAAGCTATGCCCCCCCTTTGGAGGGATGTGAAAATTAGGGCTGAGTTACTAGTAGTCCTCACATGGAACCACATGCGCGAGCGGCGGGGGTCTCGAGACGCCATACCCCCCCCTCCCCCTACCCTTCATCTGGGCTTGGATCGGTGAACTCTACCCTGCCTAGGT